CATTATTCTTATCCTTATAGCCATATTCAAGTAAATAACCATAATACATAGTTTTTTCCATTACTTCATTACTTTCAAAATAGTTAGGATAATTTTCCTTAATAAAATTAATAGCCTCTATTGTTTTTTCAACATCAATATTTTTTGCATCATTCTTGGCTTGTCTTGATATTTCATCAACTCTTGCAGATGTATTAGGTTTAGATGTAGTTGTTTCAGTTTGTTCAACGGTTGCTGTAGTTTGCTCAGTAGTTGCAGTAGTAACAACTGTTGTTTGTTCAATAGTTGTAGTAGTTGCTTCGGTTTGTTCATTAGAAATAACTGTAGTTTGCTCAGTAGTTGCAGTAGCTGTTTGACTAGTTTGACTATCAGAAGTGCAACTTGCTAATATAAGCAACCAAACAAATGCAAACAAAACAGTAAGCACTACTCTGATTACAGGCTTAAACTTTTTATTTACCCACATTAATATTAACCCAAGTGGGAAAATTAAAAACAACATTAATACTACAAACCACGTTTTTTGATAAAATTTTTCTTTCATAAGAATCCTCCTTTTTGTCGAAAAATGTCGAATTATTGTATACATTTTTTAAATAACATTTTTTTGACAAAATAATACATATTTGTTATAATATTTTTGGAGGGTTTCTAGGTTTTACAAAATCTTCCACATAGGCATTAGATAGTACCAGTATCTAATGCCTATTTTTATCTAATTAAAGCAGTCTTTACAAGCTGTATAACCTTCACTTTTAGCTTCACCGAGAGTAATAGTTTTTACCTCTCTGTTTTTTATGTGAAAGCAATCTTTTTTATGAAACTTGTGACCGGAAGGAGTAACAAATACATTACTTTCAACATCTTCTTTGCTGTCTTCTACTGAAGAATATACTCTTTGACTAATATTTCTTTTTTGTATATACATGCTATTTACACAGATACCAGATATAAAAATTGCAATAGCTACACAAACTGTTAGTAAAATTCTAATAAATTTGTTTATAGCAAATATATTAGTGTTTTGCCTAATGTAATTTATGTATTCATAAACATATTCGCAAGGAATGTTGTACAATGTAGATATTGTAAATACATCTTTTTTTAGAATTTTATCTGGTAGAAGAATCATACAAGCTAAAGTGTTGGCTTGCTTTTCCTCAAAAGAACCATCGGCATTGTGTTTTAATATGTAATGACACAACTCGTGAAGAATGTAGTAGTTCTTATATTTACCTTCTTTATAATATACTACATACTTGTTTCCAATCATAGCCAAAACCGCATCACAACACAGTAAAGGGTTGTTGCTGTTAGCAAAAACATTATTGCAAGTTATTTCGTCGCATACATTTATTCCAAATTCTCTTGCTAAATCGATAGCCTCCTTTCCTTTATATTTTTTTGAGAGTTCTTTTAATTTTCCATAAGTAGACATTTTGTCACCTCCGTAGTAATGATACCACAGAGGCTATATATAAATGTATGGAAATATATTCCATTAAAGGTTTTCGAAAGCGTTTACTATGTATTTCAATTCTTGTATTTGCCTCATATCAAGATTTGCAGCATAAATAATACCACAAAGCTCTTGCTTTGCTCTCAAAAGCTCATTTGTTCTTTCATCAACATTCGTTAAACCACCTGTTGAAGCTGCTATTATTACAGGAGTTTCGGATTGAGAATTATCATTTTCTTTTTGAATAACTTCAGTATCTAAATTTTCTAACTGTTCTACAGTTATTCCAAGATTTTTACAAATAATGATAACATTGTCTATACTGGCGTTTCCCAAATCTTTTTTCAACATCGAATGAAGTGTAGTATATGGTATACCGCATTTTTCAGCAAAAGATTTAATTGAATATCCAGAATCTTTTATAAGTTTTATTATTAACTCATTCCTGCCCATCTCTTCACCTCCTAATAAATATAATATACGAAAAAAGGAATATTGTCAATATAAAAATACGAAAAAAAGTATAAATACGAAATTTAAGAAATTTAGTATTGACAAAATACGAAATATAGGATATTATTAAGAATGTAAATACGAAATTACGAATTGAAGGGGTGGTTTAAATGTATAAAAATTTAATTAAAGTTATGGGTGAAAAAAATGTCACATATAAGCAGTTAAGCGAAGCTTTAGATTGTAAATATCAAACAGTGAGCGACAAGATACAAGGAACTACACAAATTGGATTTACCTATGACGAAGCTATAAAAATAAAAAAAGTATTTTTCCCAGAATACGATACAGAGTATCTGTTTAATAGAAATTATGCTGCTTAAACTAATTAATTAAAGAACTAGGAACTGAAGCAAACAAATTAGCTGAGAGTTTTTGCAAGTAACTACTAGGACAATCAGCATTTATCATAATATGAATAGAGGTGATTAATATGCAAAAATACAAATGTACTGAGGAAAGACCTGTTTACAAGAGTGAAGAGGAGGAAAAAGAGGCATTAGGCAGAGGGCTATATACTCTCAACAAACGCATATTGCCTTATCTGCAGAAGAAAGAGGAGGTACATAAATGACGATACTGTTAATTATTGCAGCCATTTTTGTAGCTGCTAATTTGGTTTATTGAGGGGAGGTGAAAATATGGAATGGACAAAAACTGGTGACGAAAAGCTAAAGCTATTAGATAGCTATGGCGTTGCAATTGGCGATATGGCAAAGATTATAGGTGTTTCGTATAGGTCGGTACACGCTAGACTTAATAGGATTAGAAATATAGAAGATAATCAAGAGCCTAACGACAATGACAATAATGAAGAAAGGTTAGCTACAAAGGAAATACGAGAAAATATTTGCCTTATGTATATTACAAATATGACAGAAAAGAAAGGTGATGCTGTTGCATATGTTGCAAAATCATGTGGCTTCAAGAGAAGTCAAGTGGAGAAATGTCTTATAGAATGTCATACAGACGGCACTTACAGGAAAGTATTATCTCATATTAATAATTGCAGGTAGGAGGTGGGACAGATATGAAAAATTTGTTTAGAGCTTTATGTGAAAAAGCTGTGTGGTTCGTTTGGGATTTATTTTTAAAAGTAAAAGAGTATTTTGTAGGACAAGAAGTAATAACGCTTAGTAGAGAAAAGCGTTATCGAACAATAGAAAGGTGCGTCAGATGGTAGAAATAGAAAAGTCCTCTGCTGCAACAGAGGACCCTATATAAACACGTTTGGAAATATTATAACAATTAAATTATAGAACAATAATTTGGTTTTGTCAATGAAAGGAGATTAAATATGGTAGATATAGTATTGAAACACTTATCACTTACAAATTTCAAAGGGATAAGGGATTTAAAAATTGATTTTACAGACGGCATAAATGAAATCAAAGGAGCTAATGCAACAGGTAAGACAAGTTTGTTTGATGCGTTTCTATGGGTGCTTTTTGGCAAAGACAGTTTAGGGAAAAAAGATTTTGATGTAAAGACACTTGATAAAAATGGCAATGAAATACCAAGGGTAGAGCATAGTGTTACTGCTGTAATATCAGTTGACGGAAATATAAAGACTTTTACGAGAACATTAAGAGAAAAGTGGTCAAAAAAAAGAGGGAGTACAGAAGAAACATTTACTGGTAATGAAACTCTTTACGAAGTAGACAATGTTCCTTGTAAAATGGCTGAGTATCAAAAGATTGTGTCAGATTTGATAAACGAAAATTTATTTAAGCTGATAACAAATCCTACACAATTTTGTAGCCTTAAATGGCAAGAACAGAAAGAAGTTTTAACTTCTATTGCAAATTTAGACACAGATAAGGAACTTGCAGAAAATGAGCAGTTAGATTATGTTGTACAGGTTTTAGATAGTGGTAAGAGTATTGAGGATAAGGCGAAAGAATTAGCTAACACTAAAAAGAAAATTAACAAAGAACTAGAGCAATATCCAACAAGAATTGATGAAGTTAAAAGAACTTTGCCAGCTCTTGACGCTAGAGAAGCTTCAGAAATTCAAAATGATATTAGTAATGTCAAGGCGAAGATTAACTGCCTGCAAAATGAAATTTTTGATATTCAGAACGGTGACGAAATATTAAAAAAAGCTGAAAGTGAAAGAAGTTTAGCTGAAAGTGAATTGAAGCAAGCAAAAGCTGAATACAATGCTAAACTTGCCGAAGTAGAAAACTATAATAAGAAACTGAAATATGAAAATCAACTTGAAAAAGACAAGCTACAAACAAAGATTGATGGTTTGAAAAAGCACATTTCTGAAAGTTCTGCTGAAATTACCGGAATAAATAAAATGCTTGAAAAGTTAAGAGATGAATATACAAGTACATATAAACAAGAGTTTACAGATACTTGTTGCCCTTGCTGTGGTAGACCTTGGGAAGATGATGACTTGGAACAGAAGAAGGCTGAATTTTTAAAGAAGCGTTCAGAGAATTTACAGAACTTATCAGAACGAGGTAAAAAACTTAACGAAAGCATTGAATACAACAATAAATCTATTGATGATAAAAAAGGTCAAATTGATGTATTGTTAAAAGATTTAGAAGCATTAAATAAGGAATTGCAGTATAAAGAATTGCCTGCGTTTGATGATAGTGAATTTACAGCAAAGATAAACAAAAGTAATGAAGTTTTACAGGGACATAAGCCAGATACATCACAGCAAGAAGCTGATTTAAAATTGCTTAATGATAAACTTGCAGATTTTGAAGCAGAATTGGCATTAGTAAATAGTGCAAAAAAGCAAAGAGAACGAATTACTGAATTGGAAAATGAAATGCAAATAAAAATACAGGCAGTTGCTGATATAGAAAAGAATGAAAATATAATTAATATATTTAACGACAAGAAAACAGCATTGCTTGACAAAGAAATCAACAGCAGATTTAAGTATGTAAAATTCAAATTCAGAAATGAGTTGATAAACGGTGGGTATGAAGATTGTTGCGAACCATTAGTAGACGGTGTGCCATACAGCAGAAACTTGAACAATGGAGCAAAAATAAACGCAGGTTTAGATATTATAAATACATTACAACAACACTATAGTACCTATGCACCTGTATTTATAGACAATAAAGAAAGTGTTAATAAACCACTTGACTTAAATTGTCAAACAATTTATTTAACAGTAACAGAAGATGACAAACTTGTAATTAATAAAAATAAGGAGGCAGTTTAATATGAATGAAATAGCAAAGGTTAATGAAAGTAAAAGTATTGTGCCAGATATGGGCGGTATTTTTGCAAATGAAGAAAAGTTTAATGTAGCACTTAGAATGGCAACTTCACTTTCTAAAAGTGATATGGTACCGAAACAGTTTCAAAACAATGTAAGTAATTGTGTTATAGCTGTTGATATGGCAGAACGAACAAAAATGAGCCCGTTTATGGTAATGCAGAATATCTACATTGTCTACGGTAATCCAAGTTGGTCTAGTAAGTTTGTTGCAGCACTTATTAATCAGAGTAGACGATATGCAATACCTTTACAGTATGAATTTAGTAATGACAAGCAGAGTTGTTATGTATGGGCAAAAGACCATGACGGCAATATAGTTAAAGGTCCTGTGATAAGTATTGATATGGCCAAAAAAGAAGGTTGGTATAGTAAGAATGGCAGTAAGTGGCAGACTATGCCAGATATTATGCTTATGTATAGAGCTGTTAGTTTCTTTGGTAAAATGCACTGTGCCGATTTATTAATGGGTATACCTGCTTCAGATGAAGTTTTAGATGTAGGTCCTACATATAACACAGCAGAGGAAGAAATAAAAGCTGAAGCGAATAACGCGGGAGAGATAGGTTTTGAAACAGTAGAGCAAACTACAGAGCCAGTAGTGGAAGTAAGCGAAGATACTGTGCAGGAGAATACACAGTTTAGCGAAATCCCTAACTTTTAATTAATTATGATAGTAAAAATACTAGGAAGCAGTAGTAAAGGTAATTGTTACCTGTTTGAAACAGCTAATACCTGCCTTATAGTTGAAACAGGTATTAGTATTTCAGAAGTAAAAAAAGCACTTAACTATAATATGAGCAAGATATTAGGTTGCATTATTACACACGAGCACAAAGACCATAGCGGGTGTATAAAAGAATATTTAAGCTGTGGAATAAAATGTTATACATCGCAAGGAACAGTCGATGTATTAGGTATAAACAATAATGTCTTTATAAATGTTGTAAAGCCACTTAGTATGTTTTCTATCGGAGAATGGAAGATACTTGCTTTTAATACTAAACACGATTGTAGAGAACCTTTGGGGTTTCTACTTAATCACAAAGAGTGTGGAACTGTACTTTTTGCAACAGATACATACTATTTACCAAATACATTTAAAAATTTGAATAATGTTTTTATAGAGTGTAATTACTCGGCAGAAATTTTAAAGAATAGCAATATAGACGATAGCTTAAAAAAACGCATTATTTCTTCACATTTGAGTTTAGAAACTTGTATAAATGCTTTAAAAGCTAACGATTTAAGCAAAGTAGAAAATATAGTGTTACTCCATTTATCTGATAACAATAGCGATGAAAAATTGTTTAAACAGAAAGTACAAGAAGCTACTGGGAAAATTGTTTATATAGCTAATAGAAATGTAGAA